CGCTGACGCGCGTGGAGCGTGACACGTCCACCGGCCTGACGCGACGTATGACCGCTAACGCGGTATGCACGTCCTGTCAGCCGGACGGTGACGAGATTCCGTGGAATGATCACAGGGCAGCGACCGCCGTGTTCAAACTGCCGGACGTGTTTTGGCGTGGCGTGCAGTGGCAGGAGGCGACGTTGGCCGCGTCGGGTGGCAGGCTGCTGCCGGGCGGGGTTTCCAAGCCGAGCGGCAAGGGGTATTGGACTCGCTGGCAGGGATTGCCTAACGCCGGGCCGTCCGAGCTTTTCGACATCATGCCGGAGGGGTGGCTTTCCAACGCTCCGATCGGCATGCTGGTGCTTCGTTTCGGAGCGGCCACTGGCGTTACCATCGCGGATCCGGTGAGTGGCACGAATCTGGTGTGGGGCGGCCAGCGTGACGCCTCTCGTCCTTACCTCTTTATCGATGTGGCCAACCGCAAGGCGTGGATGGCG